CAAAACGGCTAGAGCAAGAAATTGCTGCGATCCACAAGCGCATACTCTCCAACCAGTGTGTGATTTCAGCGCTCTGCGAGGTTGTGAAGAACGAGCTGGGCGAGGCCGCGCTGGAGCGAGCGTTATCAAAGGCACTGACTATCGCCGACCACATTGACGCCCCGTTTTCGTACAAGCCTAGTAAATCGCACATCAGTCTGATAATGGGGCAAGACCCAACTTAGCCGTGTCGAACGAGAGCGCCTGCTCTACCAGGTCAAGCCGCTGACCGATAGCGACATCGGCGGCGGTCTGCTGTTTGACGGACGCCTGCAGCGCCAGCAATTGCTGCTCGATTCGCTGCAGGCGTTGCTCCGCTTCCTCAGCTGCCTTGGCTCGCTGCTCAGCCCAATCGTTGGATATGCCGACACCAATGCCGCTCATATAGAGCGTGCCATCTTCGGCCTGGCTGATCGTTACCCCTGGGCCATGCTGTTCGTTGTTCATACCTACTCCTGCGGCGGTGCCGCTCTGAAATCTATTTCTGCTTGCGGATCATCTGCATCAGTGGCCCGTTGCGCTTCACGTCCTGGACCGCCAGCTGGTAGCCGGCCCGCGCGCCCTCTTCCGCTGCCTGCCTGATACGCTGCAGGGTCGCCTCGTCGGCGGTGCCCATGACCTGGATGGGGACGTTGATAGAGAATGGCTCTCTAGATGCGGCAGGCGACTGGAACGCGTTACCAGACAGTGCGCCCATGGCTTTCACGCCGAGCGAGCCATCTGCACCGCGCGTCAGCGGCATGATCGCTTCGGGCCCTGCCTCACCCATGACTCCCATCCCACCGGCCATGCCGAATGCGGTTGGCTTGGTCACCACGCCATTGGTGAATGCGCCTCCGTTGGCGAAGAGCTGGACACCATTCATCCAGGCACCGCCGTCAGCTTGGAAAACCGACGCTATGCCGGCGCCCCAGCTCGTTCCTGCAGCAGCTCCGATAGCTCCAGCCAGCGCCTTCCGAATCTGGATTCGGATCAGGTCCGAAACGATCGAGTCTGCCAGGTCCTTGAACGAGAGCTTCCCGGTCTTCACGAAGTTGGTCAGCGCGTCCTCTGCGCCGTTGAAGGCATCGGAGAACAGGCTCTGTGTCTGGCCGGCGATGTCGGCGGCGCTGTCCAGATAGTCCTCATAGGCCGCCTTGGCGCCGTTGGTCCAATCGCCCAGCGCCACATCGGTCTGCCGGTAATAGTCCTCCTGCATGGCCAGGCGCTTTTCCAAGGCCGAGCCGAGCTGTTCGGTCTCCTTGTCGTATCGCTCTTGGGAGATCTGCCCTGCATTCCGCTGGGCCAGTAGGGCGTCCTGTTGCTGCTGGTACTGCTGCCGAATGCTCGCCATCTCTTGATAGCGCTGAGCAGACTTCGAGCCGAGCCCAATGGAAGCCGCGCTAGTGGCGAGACTGGCTTGGTCGGTCGCCAGCTGGGCATTCAGATTGTCGGTGAAGGCCTTCAGCGCTGCCGCCTCCTCCACCGCCTTCTTCCGCAGCTCGACCTCCTTCTCCAGGGCGGCGTTCTTGCGGTACTGGGCGGTGATCTGGTCAGCGCTGGCCAGCAGCACCTTCTGGTCAGCGGTGAGCGTCTGCTTCGACTTGATGTCGGCCAGCTGCTGCTCCCATTTCGCCAGGGCCTGGGCCTGCTGGCCGAGCTGCACGACCTTGCCTGTCTGGCCGTCGATCAGCACGGATTGGGCTTTGAGCGCCGCCTCCTGCTCGCGCAGGTTGTCCAGCAGCTTGACGTCGGCCGCCTCGGTGTAGGCCTTAGCCTTCGCGCCGGCGGCGCCTTGGTTGCCGCCCCGGCCGGCCATGCCACCTTCTATCCTCCCTGAATTGATCAAGGAGGATAGGCGCTGAAGCTTTGTCTGCGCCGCGTCTAGTGCGCCACCATTGCCTGCATCTTGAATCTTGGTGATGGTGTTCGCAGCGCGCTGTGCGACGGCATCAAGGTCATCGGCCAGGTCCGAAAGCACTTTCTTGGCTTGGGTGAACTCACCCTGTGCTGCAAGCTGAGCCGCCGCAGCAACGCCGCCGATAGCCGTGCCGATAAGCTGGAAGGACGCATAGACTCCGGCGCCAGTAGCGGCCAAGCCCTTCAACGTGCCAGACAGAATATCGGCGATAACCGTTGCCGCCTGGCCGTTGGTTGTCGTGTCCAGCAAGATCGAGGCGAAGCTGCTCATGGTCGGAGCAAGGGAGGCCCCGATCTGGTCTTTCAGACCCTCGCTGGTCTTATCCATGATGTACAGCGCGGCCGCCAGCTGCTGTGAAGCAGCAAGAGTGTCGCCGGACATGATCAGCCCCAACTGCTCGGCAGTTGCGCCCCACTCCTTGAAGCCTTCGCTGTTATTTCGGAGAAGCGGAAGTAGAGAGGTAGCGTCGTTGGCGATCGCCTCAAGGTAGAACGTCATGTCAGCCTGGCTGACTTTTGCCTTCTCCAGGCTCGACACGTAAAGGCCGAGGGCCTGAGGGCCGGAGAGGTTCTTGAACTGGTCGGCGGTGACCCCTACCAATGGCGCGATGTTGGTGAAGAAGTCCTTCAGCTCACCCCCGCCGTTCTGGAGGTAGTCGCCGATCTTGTCGTTGACGTCCTTGTAGATGTCGCCGAGTTTCTCCGAGCTAACCCCCAGTGCACCAGCACCAAAGGCCAGCTTTTGAAATTCCGTAGCGGTAGTGTTGGCCAGGAGCGCCAGCTTCCCTATCTCTACGGAAGCCTTCGCACCCTCCGATACCCAGTCGGCGAAGATAACCGCACCGAGGCCACCCAGCGCCCCAACGATAGCGACACGAGCATCACCCACAGACTTCTGGACCCGCTTCATGCTGTTTTCAGCACTACGGGCACCTTTATCCATGCCCTGCTCAAAGCCGCCAATCTTGGCGACGAGATCCAGGGTAAGAGTGCCAAGCGAGCGGGATGCCATATTTTCTCCAGGCAACAAAAAGCCCGCCGGAGCGGGCCTGTTCAATTCGTTTGGCTACCGGTGATTCCACCAGGCGCCGATGCGGGCGAAGAAATAGATCGCAAGTCCGAGGAGAAATCCGCCGACGCCTAGCAGCGGACGCGATCCCTCAATCAGCAGCACGACGCTGATGCAGGCGATCACCAATGCGATCAGCATCAAGCCTTTGTACTTCTTCCCTGTCTGCTCCGTTACGGTCGGCTTCATGAGTATCTCCAGCACCATTTGGCTGGAATGTAGCAAAAAGGGTGACGGTATTCACACCCAGCGCTCCATCGCCTGCTCAATGGTCATCGGCGGCTCCTCATGGTGCGGGGCGAAGTCGTAGAGCTTGAAGGGCTCGACGTCCTTGCCGCGGTGGGCGTTGGCGTAGAGGGTGGCCAACAGAGCTGATCCGCGCTCCACGCGCATTCCGAGGTTCAGGGTGCCGCGCTTCTGGCGGTACGCCAGCCACATCCGAAACTCGGTGTAGCTGAGCACCTCCTGCGCTTCGGCGATGGTGCGGCCGCCGATGCCGTTCATCACCAGCTCACACCAGACCTCGTCCTCCGCGGTCAGCTCGTCGTCTTTCCCTTGGTCACCTCGGCGATGGCCGAGAGCAGCGCCACGGTCAGGTTTCCATCCAGCGGTCCGCGATCCGGATCGGCATCACCAGTGACGTCTGCCGGGGTGAAGATGGCCTGGCCCTCGGCGTCGCAGATGCAGGCGGCGATGCGCCCAGCGACCGGATCGGCGTTGCCACCCAGCGAAGCCAGGTCGGACACCGCAGACTTGTAGGACAGCGGCCGCACGAAGACGGTGGCCTTTACCAGCTCCTCGCCCTGCTTCCAGCTGATTTCCTTCTCGACCGGGCGCCCGGTGAAGGCACCCAGCTTCTTCAGGCTATCGATGGTCAGGTTCACGGCTTAGCTCCCGCTCTTCGGCTGCCAGGCGCCGGCGCCGGTGCGCTGGATAGCCAGGGCAGTGGTCACCACGGTGTTGGTGGCGAAGTCGAACGGGAAGTCGGAGACGTAGCCGTCGAAGGTGAACCAGGTCCGGCTGGTGGGCAGAGTGAAGTCGCTGCCGCCGCTGGCCACGGTCGGCGCCGCGGTGCCATCGGAGAAACCGATTGCCCACTTCAGCGTGGTATCGCCATCGGCAGCGGCAAGTTGAGCCAGGCGGACATGACCGGCATTGGCGGGGTCGGCCTGCACACTGCCGGAGGCGTTACCGGGGGTGCGGAGGCCCTTCTTGTAGGTCCGCGCCTTGTCCTTGAGGGTGGTGGTCTCGATCTGGTCGGCCGGAGTGCCGCCCGGGTTGAAGGTGGTCAGACCTTCGATCTCCAGCACGGTATTGGCTCCGGTGCCCGAGGCGGGCGGTACCAGGGCATAAACCTGGGTTCCTTGGGTAAGGATGGACATGGATCATCTCCTGCGGGCATGAAAAAACCCGCCGGAGCGGGTCGAGGGGGATTCAGTAGGGGGTCAGCGGCGAGTCAGCCACTCGACGTCGAAGCTATAACGGTAATTCTGGGTATCAGGGTCGCGGCTCTCGCCGTTGTAGGCGGTCACGTAGGCCACTGTCTCGAATGCCTCCAGCAGCGCCTGGGCGGCGGAGCGGGCAGCGGCGGCGGTGCCAGCGTAGACGTCGACCTGGGTACCGAACCGGTCGACATCAGGTCGACCTGCCAGGAAGTTCTCCGGGTTGCCGCTGATGACCTGCCAGACGGCATAGGGCAGCGCGGTACCCTCGGCCGCGTCTCCGAAGGGATAGACGCGCACCGGGTCGCTACCGAGCAGCGCCTTCACCTGGTCGGACGCCGCGGCAGCCTTGAAGAGTGGTGGGTACATCAGCTGCCTCCCGCTACGACCTTGTCGATTTCGCTGCTCAGCTCGCGGGCGAAGGTGTCGGTGACCGGCTCGACGTTGTTGGCCAGGGCCGGGCGCATGAAGGGTGCCGCCGGCTGCTTCTCGGTGCCGAACTCGCTGAAGCGCCAGTAGAAGGCATTACCGGCGCCCTCGTAGCTCTGCCCTACCCGGCCGCTGCGACGGTTCTCCTTGGTGTCCTTGTACTGCCGAGCACCTCCCCTGATGCCGACCTGCATCACTACTCCGCCCTCTTCCTTCGAACGACGTGTGTTGACGCGGGTGACGATGTTTTTCTTCAGGTTGCCGGAGCGCACGGGGGCCTTATCCTGGGCAGCCTTCCGGACGATGCCCATAGCCTTCCGGGCGGCCGATCGGAGCCCCTTCTTCTGGAGCTTCGGCGCCAAGGTGCGGATCTTATCGACGGCCTGGTCCAGGCCCTGGATGTTGAGGTCGACGCCATCACTCATCGGTCAGGCCTCCCGAAACCATCAGGGTGAGGTACTCCCGCCCGGACCGGGGGTCAGGCAGGACGGCCTCGATGTTGTAGATCACGCCGCGGTGTACGGCGCGCATGGCGGCAGTCACCCCGGGCCGGTACCGGATGACGATCCGGGCCGTGACCTCGCTCTGGGTGGCCTGGCCGGCGATGAACTCGCGTCCGCTCACCGGAGCGACGGAGCACGGGATCGGTTTGTCGGTCAGGTTCGACCAGCCACTGATCATCTCGCCCGTGTCTGGGTCCTGGTGGCGCCCACTGCGCTGCAGCATCACGCGCTGCCGGAGCTGGCCGGCGCGCATCACACGCCCATCCCGGTGCGGTACGGCGCCAGCAGGTGCCGCGAGCCCATGGGGATCTCGGCGACGGTCACGCCGGTGGCCACGTCCTCACGGTTGGCGAAGAGGTGACCGAGGATCAGCAGGCACGCGGCCTGGATTGCGCTGTTGATGACGATGCCCCGGGCCTTCATCTCGACTTCGGCCCGGGCATCGGCGAACGCCTGGGCGGCACGGTCACGCGCGACCTGGCGGTCATTGAGGTCCACCACCACGTCAGTGGCAGCCACGGCCTGCTCGTAGCGGATGCGGGTGGAGCTGATCGCCGCCGGCACTTCGGCCTGGGCGGCATCCAGCGCGTCCTGATCGGCATAGAACCGCCGCTGCATGTACTGGCTGGCCGATTCCTCGGCCGCATCCAGCATGGCCTGGACCAGGGCCTGATCCTCTTCCTCGGCCAGCAGGTGCTGCATGGCGATCGCTATGCTGATCACGGACATCGGTTACTCCTTGTCGGCTGCGGGCTCGCCGCCAGCGGCCAGGCGCGCTACTTCGGCCTTGGCCTCGTCCTGGGTACCAGTGAAGGCGCCGACCTGCTTGTCTTCTGCGTCGACCACGATCCACTTGCCGCCACCCTTGTGCTTGGCCTTGAAGGCCGGCGCGGTGGTGGATGCAGTCGGGTTGGTGCCTGCCAGCGAGGCGCTGGTGAGGCCGCTGGGCGGCGCCATCGAGACGTTGCTCAGCGTCAGCTCGGGCTCTTCTTTGCCGGCGTGCTCCTCGACGAAGCCATTCCGCAGGAGATCGCGCCCGTGCTGCTCGTCGGTGACGAACACGCGGCCTTCCGGGAGCGTGGCCATGCCGAAGAACAGCGGGCGAAGGGTTCGCAATTTCATCGGTCACTCCAAGGGGCCGCCGGAGCGGCCCGGTTGCTGGATCAGGAGCCGGAAGCCGGCGCGGTGAAGGAGCCGTAGATGAAGGCCTCGGGACGCTTCACGGCCAGGGCCAGGCGCTCTTCGCACCGGATCGAGACCATGTTCTTCTCGAAGTCGTCGGCGTTCTCGGTGGAGATCACCACGTTGGCGTCTTCGCGGTCGAAGATCTGGGCACCGGTCTGGAAGGCACCGGTCAGGAACTTGCCCTGGAAGGCGGCGATTTCGGTCGCCACCACCGGCAGGCCCCACAGCAGCGGACCCGCCAGGCCCAGCGGGTTGGCCAGGATGTAACGGCCCAGGGTGTCCTTGGTCAGCTCGATCTTCGCCCAGTCCATGAAGTGCAGGACGTGGCCAGAGGCCGGCAGGCGAGCCAGCTGGGCCTGCAGCATAGCCAGGCGCAGGTCATCGATGCCGGTCTGGTTGGCGACGCTGAAGGCGGCGCTGTAGGCCGATGCCTGCGGGACGATGCCCTTCAGGTGAGCGCCGGTGCCGGTACCGAACAGGATTTCCTGCTCCTCGACGTACTTCAGGCCATAGCGCATCTCGGTGTCGATGGTGGACTGCAGCTGGGCGAAGTCGTCCAGGATCTGCTTCGACGCCTTGAACATGTGCGCGATGGTGGTCACCGGAGTGATCTGGGTCGCGAAGGTGATGTCGCTGTACGGCTTAGCGGTGTTCTCCGGCACCACAGCGGCGTTGTTGGTGAAGCCGGTCTGCTGCACCCAGAAGATCGCCGGGGAAGTGGTGCGGCCGGGCGCGATCAGGTCGCGGATGAAAAGGCGCTGCTTCGGCGCGACATCGATGCCGGGCAGACGCTGCGGCTCAACCACGCCCTCAGCAACGCCGGAGCTGATCAGTGCAGCCTGGACCGGGACGCTGACGCGCTTGCCGCCTTCGACGCTGGCCGCGAATTGCTTCAGGGCCTCGCTCTTGATGACCAGGCCGCCGACGGTGTCGCGGGCCGCGGCCTGGTTCTGGCCGGGGATGCGGGCGAATTCCTGCTCGAGCTCGCCGAGCTGGGCCTTCAGCATCTTTTCGGCTTCGGAAAGGCTGTTGAAGCGAGTGGCCAGCTCATCGACGGTTGCCTTGGTAGATTCCGAAAGGGTACCTGCCTTTTTGGCTTCGTTCAGCGCGCTTTCCGCTTGCTTGCTGAAGTCGCTGGTGGCCTTGGTGAGGTCGGCCGAAATCTGCTTGAGCTGCTCAGCGGTGTTCAAATCGCTCATGGTAAATCCTCGTTATCGGGTAGCGGCTGCCGTGAAGCGGGCCAGGGCGGCCTGCAGTTCGGCGATGGGTTCGGCCAGGGCGGCCTGGTGGTCGGCAGCGTCGCGCGTACCGTCAGGGGCAGCGCCAGGCGTACCCTTGAGTTCTTGAATCAGGGCCCGGCGCTCGGCGCGCGGGATGCCCTGCTTGGCCAGCAGCGTGTCCATGCGGCGCGCGGCCACCTGGTGGGGCGCTGCCGCCTTGGTGTCTTCGGTGGTGGCGTCGGAGTCCAGCAAGCTGTCGGCGAAGCCGGCTTCGACGGCGGCGGTGCCGCCCATCCAGGTCTCGACGTCCATCAGCTTGGCCATGTCCGCGGCCTTGTCGCCGGTCTTGACGGCGTAGATGTCGGCCAGGGTGCCGTCGATCTGCTCGAGGAAGGTGGCGATCTCGCGTAGCTCGTTGCGGTCGCCGGCGCCGATGGTCCAGCTGTTGTGGATCATCAGGAAGCCGGCCCGGGCGATCTGCACCTCGTCGGCGGCCATGGCGATGAAGGAGGCGGCCGATGCGGCCAGGCCCAGCACCTGGACGGTCACCTTGCCCTTGTGCTCGCGCAGCAGGTTGTAGATGGCCAGGCCCTCGAACACGTCGCCGCCGGGGCTGTTGATCTTGACCGTCACGTCCTTGTCGCCGATGGAGCGCAGCGCAGCGCTCACGCGCTTGGCCGTCACGCCCTCCCCCGTCCACCAGTCGAACCCGATCGGGTCGTACATGGTGATGGTGGTGTCATCGGACGCCGCCGCCTTGATCGCCGGGTTCCAGCGCTCCAGGGCCAGGGGCATCAGGTCGCACTGGATCTGCGCGCGCGGCCGGGCCTCCGGCGCTGCCGGAATGGTCTTGAGGGTCATGGGTTACTCCGGTTTCTGGTCTTGCGATGCGGCGGGGAACAGCCAGGCGGCCAGCGCCGAGCGGGCTTGCTCGCCGTCTTGGGCCTGGCCGAGCTGGTCAATCGGAAGCAGGTTGGACTGGACGGTGTAGACGTCTCCGCCGGGGATAGGCGGCAGGTTCTCCAGGCGGCGAACCTCGTTACGGCTCATCCAGCCGTTCTGCAGGCCGGTGGTGTAGTAGCTGGCCCGGCCGGCGCTGTCGGCGCGCAGCAGACCTTCCACCGAGAACTCGGCGAAGTAGCGACCGTCATTGTCCAGCAGGCAACGGCTGATCTCCTGCTCGATGTTCTCTAGCAGGGGGCGCAGTCCGTTGGTGAGCCACTGCAGATTCATGCCCTCGACGCTCGACGCCCAGGACGACTGCTTGTCCATGTGGCCGACCATGAAGGGCGGCACCCGGAACCAGCGGCAGATTTCCTCGATGGCGAAGTTGCGGGTCTCCAGCATCTGGGCTGCTTCGGGGTCTATCGTGATCCCCTGATACTTCATGCCGTACTCGGCAACCATCACCTTTCCGGCATTGGGCGAGCCCATGAATCTGCCGAGGCTTTCCGCCAATTCCGCGCGCTGCTGTGGGTTGAGCTTCTGGTCGGTGCTGAGGATTCCGGATGCCTGCATCCCCTGAGCAAAGACCTTTCCCGCCGCCTCCTCCGCCGACATGGCGCCGCCAAAGATGTCCCGGCCGGTGCTGACAGGGTGCAGGCCGCAAACGCCATCCAAGCCAAAGCCGCGGATGTGCATCAGGTCCTTCTCGCCAATGACACGCTGCTGGCCGTTCTCGGTGTAGGTGTATTCCAGCCGGCCCGTGTCCAGGCGCTTTACAACCATGCACTGCGGCAGGAGCGGCACAAGGGCGACGATGCGACTCCCCACCCGCTTCTTCTCGACGAAGGCGTTGCCGCGTAGAGCGATGCTGGCCACGATCATCAGGATGAAGCGCGCCGGCGTCATCTCGGCGTTGGGGCTCACCGTGAGTAGTCGGTAGAACGGATGCTCCGTTGCCGCCACTCGTGAGCCGTCGTCGCGGCGCTCGTAGAGGCGTAGCGGTAGCGTGGAGACCGACTCGGACAGTAGCCGCACGCAAGCCCAGACCGCAGACAGCTGCAGGGACTTGTCGACCGTTACCACTTTGCCAGTCGAAGACTGACCGAACCATTCTTTCCAGAAGCTGCCGTCCTTTAGGCCGATTGGGACGCCGAGCCAGTTCATGAGCGCGGCTTTCACCCGGCCAGGTTCATTGTCGCGCGCCATCAGATACCTACCATCACAGGATTGGAGAAGAAGCCGCTATCGCCGGCCTGCTGGGCCGCTGCCATCGCACGCGATACGGCCATGATCAGCGCCACGGCGCCGTCGATTTTGTTGTCGTTGCCCTGCTTGATTGGGCGCACGACGTCATCGTTACCAGGCACGTTCTTGCCCACGACGTTGGCGATACACCAGGTCATGATCGGGTTGCCGTCGTGGTGGAATCGGCCAGACTCGATGGCGGCTTCCAGCTCCTTCATCGGGTCGGACATGTTGGTGTAGTTCTGGACGATGGTGACCGGGGTCATGCCTTCGTCATCCAGCTGGTGGCTCAGGTTGGTGGCGCCATGCGGGTCAATCGGGCATTCCAGCACCGGGGCGGCCAGGTTGGCCTCCTTGGCTTCCTCTAGGATCTCTCGATAGTCGATCTCGGCGCCCGGGGTGACCTGCAGGTGCCCGGTGTTGATCCAGGCCTGGAAGCGTTCGGCCATCCGCCGGTTGTCGTCGTTGAACGCCGTATCCTCCGGCACCCAGAAGCCCGGGCCGACGCTGTAGTAGTGGACTCGACCGTCGATCACGCGCCAGAACAGCCGGGCCATGGAGTTCATGTCCAGCTTGCGCGCCAGGTCGAAGCCCAGGATGCACTCTTGGCCTTCGAACTGATCCAGGGTCAGGCCCTTGTCCTCGCACGCCTTCCAGTTCTCGACGTTGAAGAAGCCCGCCTTCGCGCTGACCCAGAGGTTCAGGTGCTTCGTCTTGAAGGTGTTGGTGAAGCGCGCCGAGCGGATGGCCCGCGCCAGCTGGCTCTCCAGGTACTCCTGATAGACCGACACCCCCATGCAGGGGTTGGCCTTGGCCAGGTTCTTCGGGTCGGTCCAGTCGTCGCCCTCGTCCAGGGTCCAGATCCAGGCGAACAGCTCCGGATCGGGCACTGAGCCTTCCAGCATCTCGATGGACTGGCGGCGCTTGTCGTAGCACGGACCCTCGATGTTTGCGCCGGCGGTGGTGATGATGAACATCAGCGGCTGCCGGCGCGCACCCATGCCGGTCAGCATGGTGTCGTACTGGGCTGAGCTGTCGTGCTCGTGAAATTCGTCGATGATCGCGCAGCTGGGTGAGGCACCGTCGCCGGGGTTGCCGATCAGGGGTTCGAAGCGCGAGCCCTGGGCCGGCACGTTCATGTTCGAGGCGTTCACCTCGATTCCAGCCGCCTCGATGAGCATCGGGGAGCGCTTCACCATCAGCCTGGCCGGGCGGAAGACCTCCCAGGCCTGCTTCTCGGTGGTGGCGCCGCTGTACACCTCGGCGCCGAACTCGTTGTCGGCGACGAACATGCTGATGCCAACGCCGGCGGCGATCACCGATTTGCCGTTCTTGCGCGGCACCTCCCAGTAGCTCTCGCGGAAGCGCCGGTAGCCGTCCTTCTTACGCAGCCAGCCAAAGGTGCAGGCCATGCCGAACAGCTGCCAGGGCTCCAGGGTGATCAGTTGGCGCTTGAACGCCCACTCGCCCTTGGTATGCGGCATCAGCTGCACCAGGCGCAGCTTCTTCTCAGCCTGGGCAGCGTCGAATTTGTACGGAAAGTCCTTGCTGCGGCTCTCGGCCACGTCGTCGAAGTGCCGCTGGATCGCCAGGTGGATGAACCGGCACGCCGGCACCCTGCCCTTCAGGACGGACCGCGCCCACGCCATCGCCTTGTCGACGTTGGGCGTAGGGGTCTTGGCCATCAGGAACTCAGGAGGGAAGCGAACTCGTTGGTGGATTTCTGTTTGGTGCCGCCGAGCACCCGTGCGCGGCTGGCAGGGTCGAGGCCAAGCATGGAGCCGAAGGTCACCATCTGCCGAGTGGCCTCATTGGCCGCGGTCAGGGCTGGGTTCTTCACAGGGCCGCCAGTGGCGCCTGCCACAACGATGCCGCTGGTACGGATCTCGTCCTGGGCTTGGCGCCAGATGTCGTAGGCCATGCAAAAGGCCTCGACGTTGTGCATGTCTGTGAGCGCGAGGACCTTCGTCTTTAACAGCTCCGGCACGATCATTTTCCACATCAAAATGGCGTAATTTCCTAGCCATTCTGGGGGTGAAATATCGGTTACAAGGGCAAAATCACCCTCATCCTTAGCCAGCTTTCGCTTGCCTGGATTACCGGCCAATGCCTTCTGGGCCGTGGGTTTGGGACGACGACCCGACCGCCCAGCAACGCCGGCCATGGGCCCTCCGGTTTGAATCTCATTTTTCGCGGTTGTGAAAAAATGACGGGGCGGACGGTGTCCGATCCGACCCTTCCAGACTTTCTATGCACCCCCCTGGGGTCAGCCTCGAGCCCAGCAGGCACCACGAACCAGCATCGGTACGTAGCAACGGTGCACGCCGAACTCTCTCGCGAGATCAACACTGAGCTCGCCAGCCTTCCGGCGCCGGATGATCTCGTCCACCTGCTCGCGAGTCAGCCGCCTGTGTCGCGCTTTCATTCCAGGGCCAAGCGTGCCGTGCCTGATGGCATCTGCTGAGTTATCAGCGCTCGTGCCCCAGGCCAGGTTCACAGGACGGTTATCAGTGCTCACTCCGTTGAGGTGTCGCGCTGCCATCCCATCCTCAGGAATCCCGGCATAGGCCTTGAGTATCAAGCGATGCACCTCGAACCGGTGGCGCTCGCGACGGCCATCGACCATCACACTCACAGTCACGCGGTGATAGCCACCATAGACTTGGCTCTTCAGAGTCCGCTTGACACCAGATCGAACAGACACAACTTCGCCGTCCTCCGTCGCGTAGTAGCCACTGAGGTTCGGTATAGGTCGCATGGTTATCGCCTAGTGTGTTGGTCTTCTTCCAGCCGCTGACTCGCGTAGCGTCTTGACCCGATGGCAGTCGTGATTGATGGCTGCCAGGTTGTCCGGGGTATCAGCGCCGCCTTGCGCCAGGGCCACGATGTGGTCGACCTCATGCGCTGGCCTGACACGACCAAGGCGCTTGCAGTCCTCGCACTGGCAGAGGTAGGCGTCACGCTTCAGCACCTGCTCGCGCATCCGGCGCCAAGGCCGGCCACCACGTCCAGAGCCCTGGCGGTTAGCCCAGGCCTTCGCCTGGTCGGCGTGCTCATCGCAGTAGCCGCCTGCGTTACGGGTCAGCGCGTTGCAGCCTCGGGCGCGGCACGGCTTGTTGGGTCGCAGCGCCATTAGATAGGTCTGCCAGCCAGGTCACGCCGCGGCGGCTCGTCACCGGCGTCCTCACCCTGCTGGTCAGCCAGGTAGTCCACCATCTCACGGTTGCTCTCGGCCAACAGCCTGTTGCTCTCGGCCAGTTCCAGCATCGCCTGAGTCTGGCGTGCCAGCGCGGCGATCAGTTCTTGGTGCTCAGTCATGCTGACCTCGGGGCTTTCCACTCGGCCATGCGCTCACCTGCGCGGGCCTTGATCAGGTCGCGAGTGGCAGCGTGGCCAGCGTCGTCCAGGTTCATCTTCTCGCCACCCATGGCGCCATCACCGCCGGCGATCCACAGGGTGACCGGCACGCCGTTGGCCTTTGCCTCATCCAGTGCACGAGCAAGGGCTTGGCGGGCCGACTCAGTGGGCGGGATACCCGTCTCACCGACAAAGCAGCGCAGCCCCTTGGTGGCCATGTAGCTGTAGGCCGGGCGGAAGACGTTGGCGATCTGATCAACCGGGAAGGCGTTCAGGTTGCCGCTGCTGTACCGACCGCTCGAATCGCCACTGAGGTCGCCGTAACCGTGCACTTCGGGGATCCAGTTGTTGGCCGGGTCCTTGATGCCAGCAGCGAATGTGCCGCTCACCTGGGCGAAGTTGCGGGCCGATGCCCACTGGTTGCCGCAGACGAATACCGGCTTATTGGTGACCTTGCGGATGATGGGGAACATCACGTTCAGATCAGCGACTACCTTTGCTTCCATGGCGCTGACGGACATGCCGTCTGCATAGGGCTCATTGCCTGCGCCGTAGCCTAGGATCATCGGCTCATCGAAGGTCTTGGCCATTGAGGCGATGTGCTCGCCCAGGTCAGCAGCACCCCAGCCGTTCTCATCAGCGATCAGGACTTGCTCCTGGCGTCTCCAGCGGTTGCCCTGCCCTGCGGCTTCATTGGCCGGCAGGAGGAAACCGGTCTGCTTGCGTGCACCGTCGACCAGCATTGTCTGGTTGCGGTACATGCGCCAGTAGTGGTGCGGGTCGAAGATGACCAGCGCCTCGCCGTTCGAGTCCTCGCGGATCCAGCCCAGCACCTGCTTGAGCTTGGCGACGAAGGTCGGGTCGAGCTGACCGCCTTTCACCGGCAGGCCGGTCGAGTCGATCAGCGTGGCGCGCTGTAGCGCATAGGGGAAGCGGATCAGCCGGACACCAAGCGTCTTGACGTACAGGGTGACATCAGCACGGCTGGGCCACTTGAAGTGGGTTCCAGCTTCACCCGGGAGAACCTGGTTCGCATTCGAGTGCGCCGCCAGGTTGATGCCCAGGTAGGGAATGTTCTTGAGTACTGCTACACCAGGCACCTGGACCGGGTCAGGGGCGGTAACCGGCGGCGTGACCACTGGCGTCTCGGGTACTGGCTCAGGCGCGGGCACCGGTGCTGGCTTGGCATAGCGGTCCCGCACAGTGGCGGCCTTGCCAATGACCTTGGACGGATCACCGATGCTCTGGTCGATCACCGCCACCAAGTCGCCGTTGTCGCGGCGGCCGGTGCTGATCACGTTCACCGCCTGGCCGGTAGCCAGCTGGATAACCACCTGATCAGCAACGACCAGCGAGCTGTAGGGCAGGATCAGCGTCTTGTCGTAGGCGCCGCGAATAGTCGTGTCCAGCGGTAGGCTACCGACCGGCTTGTCCGGGATCGGCGTTGGAGTCGGGTTCTCTGCAGCAACCAGTTCCGCCAGCTGCTTTTGCGCAGTCGAAAGCGTGTCGCCCAATTCCTTCAGGGTGGCAGTCATGTTGCTCTCCGGTGAGTTTGGCGCCGGAATGCACAGCTCGGGCCGAGAATGTGGGTGTTACGGGTAGCCCTTCAGCGGCTCGCGATGGCCGCCCCATTGCTCAGGCAGCGTGCAGGCTGTTACCTGCAGGCGGTATAGCTTTGCGGGCAGCTGCATGGTTCCAGCATCAAAGCCCGGCGCAGCTACCCAGATGGTCTGTAGGGTGTTGCGGCATTCCCAGGTGCGCGTGACGTATCCCGATCCCGTACCAACGAGGAACACCACAAGCGCGGCAAGTAGCCAGCGCATCCCTTTGGCGGCTTGTCTCATCCGTGCGCCCTCCGTGCCCGGGGCTGGCGACGGTCTCGGCCGTCTACCAGCGCTCCGATTCGACGGAAGAAGTACGCCCCGCAGAAGATCGTGTGAGCGACGACCAGGGAGCTGGCCATGCTGTTGTTGATCAGCTTCCAAGGCTCCATCAGCCAGAGACTGAGGTGAGCCAGCACGTACAGGGTGGAAGCGGTGACGATGAACATCACCTCGGTGCGGTCGTCCTGGCGGAATCGGTTGCCCATGGCGGCAAACCAGATGCACCGAGCAATGACCAGGCCGTAGGTCACTACGGCGGAAATCGAGATCAGCAGCATCAGTTGGCTCCAGGCGGATTGAATCGCTCCAGCGCGCCCTTCACCTTTACTTCGAGCATCCCTAGCACGGGGTAGGCGCAGAACCCGAGCACCATCAGGTAGCCCGAGCGATATTCATTGGTCATCGGAATGAAGTAGCCGCACGCCTTAC